CATGTCGTTGATTCCTCATATCAGTGACTATGAATACTAATCTACAGATACATTTATCCATTTGCAACATCTTTTTATCTTTTTTTGATAATTATCTGAGGTAAGAAGTGCAATGTGACAATCGAGACATTTTGATCACCCGTAGTGTCGGGCAATCTCTGCGATAAATTGGTCTTCGTTTGGGCGACGGGAAAGGCGCTTGAGATATTCCTCTTCGTCAAAGCCTTTGTCTCTAGCTAAACGAGAAAATAGCTCTGTGATTTTGTCGGTTACAAGCATGTTGTGCCGTTCCGCAAAATACTGCCGTTGGCTCTGTACACACATAACAACATCCTCCTGTTGCTCTGCTATTATAGCATATAGGCAATCAGTTATACGAAACGATGACGTAATCCGGATTTTGCTCTTTCTTGCGGACTTCTTCTCGATAGTGCTTGGCTATCTCGTCTCGGACAGCTTTGTTTTCCTTCAGGATGCCTCGGCACTTCTCAGTCAGTAGTTCTAAATGGCCTGCCCCTAGCGTTGTCTCAAGGAAGCCACTGAAGCTCAAAGGATTCTCCGTCATCACGCGGTGATGGTAGTGGCACAGGGTAACTGCGTTATCCATTGAGTAGCGAACAATCTTGCGTCGTCTACCGTAGATGTGTGCGCACTCAAGGCTTTGGTCAGTACCACAAACAAGACACGCGCCGTCTCTAGCTCTAACTGCTTTGCTGAACCAGATGTCCGCGTTTGTTCTTTTTATCGCCATAGTAAGTCTCTTTGGTAAATCGACGCTCGCGCAGTATGGCTTTCTCTGTGTGTCCGCAACTGCAAACCCAGCCCTCTAACTTTGCATCAGCGGCAGTAAACATCGGCGTCATGCTTTTTATGCATTTAATGCAGACCATTCTCTAATCGCCACTCATCAATAGTTGTTAGTAATGCCGCAAGCCAGCTTGTAGTAAACGAGTCAATATCGACGTCAATCGTGATGCCCTCCGGACAGGCTACGTCAATGTACACGTCGGTCATTCGGTCGTTTCGCATATTGGTGGTTGCCGCCATGATTGCCTCTACCCGACAGACAACAGCGCCACCGTCAGGCAATGGCATAGACATAATCGGCATTTTTGCTGTCACTGTAGCGCCTCAATACCGACCTTAAAGCGACTGAACTCGCCACGCTCCTTGTCTAATACTACACAACTAATTGATCGCTGTGACCCGTAACCTGAACCTGCATGCCATGCGTCTGGTGGTGGCAGTACGCTCCAGCTTTCCCACGTAAGCCCGCCTAGCTCCTCTGCTTGTTTATGGTGAATGTGACCTGTCCATGCAAAACGGTATTTTGTGCGGCCCCACTGCTCGGCGTAGTCGCGTGTGATGGCTTCGTACAGTTGTCTAGTGCGTATCTTGTCGCCGTGGTGCGTGACGACGAAGTTGTTGCCCCACTCAAAGTAAATAAACTTGTTGAAGTTGTCGAACACCTTAACCCGCTTGTCTTTTTCGTAGTACATGCGGAGCATTTCATTGAGCCATAACGCGGCGTCAGGATCGTGATTACCGCGAGCGTTTATTAGCCATACCTCGTCGTACTGCTGAAGCATACGGGTCACGATAATCTGAAACAGGTTGCCTGCGGCGCGTATGGTTTTGCCTGCCCTGCCTTCTACATCTAACAGCGTCCCTGAACCTGTCTCGCCCTTCAGATTGTTGGCATGAATCATATCGCCTACGTTAAGCAGTACGCCTACAGAACAATCGCCTGTGCTTTCTAGTAGCTTGTCCACTCCTTTAATAAGTGTGTCTTGTGCTATCTGTAAGTCCCAAGGGTCGCTACCTGTCTCAGGACTCCACGCCAGCATGCCAAGGTGATGATCGCCAACGATAGTGACAGCCATGCGGTCTTGCTGTTTCTTGGCTTTGCTCTTTTTGACAGGCTTGGCAAGTCCTTGGAGTTCGTCTCTTAAACCCTCTTTAAAGTGTTCTAGTGCAACCTGTAGCGCATGCTCTTTGTCTGACTGGCTTTTGACCCATTGGCCGACAGGCTTGCCCTCGTCGTTGTAGTAGGTCGAAACGCCTTTGACTGTAAATCCGTTAGGCACAGGATGCGTGTAGTCATGGTCTGGACTGTATCCTTGTTTTGCCGCATTGTTTTTTGCATTTTCAATATGGCCGCTAACTGTGCTTCTTGATATTCCAAGCTCTTTTGCAATTACTCGCTGGCTTACACCTTGCTCTACTCGGCTTATTACTGCTCTTTGCCTTTCGGTTTTGCAAAACTGTAATAGGCTCATGCCTACCCCCCCAGTTTTGAATACTCCGAATTTTGAGGTTTTGTGAGCTTGACCCCCAGATCAATGCACCACGCCTCTACTTGTTGCATGAAGTATAACATCTCGCCGCGATCTAAGTTTGAAGTGCGCCGAACTTGCGCAGGTATGTGAGTGTGCGAAATTTCCAAGTCCTCAGTGCCGAGAAACTTGTATTTGATCATGACCTTGATGTCTTCCTCTGTGCCAGTAAATGCGTTGCGCTTCTTAAAGTGCCTGTGCATATCGCGGCACCACACATGAAAAAGATCGTTTTGACTCAGCGAGCGGCGTGGCTTGTACTCCTTAACCTGCCAAGCTACTGGCTTGTCCCAGCACCATTCTTTTTCGAGGAACGTCTGAAACGCTTTGAGTCGATCTTTGATTTCAATCGGATCTTTGATTAGCCAAAACTCACCCATCATGTTTTGCCCCGTGTCGTTTTTTCATCAAGGTCAGCCATAGCCATTCAATCGGGTATATGTTGTCTGCCTCCATGTACTCTCTTTCGCCATAGCCAAAATCTTTGCGCTCGCAATCCCATTCAAATTTTGACCTTGGGTATGCGCCGTTGATACGCATTACGGCAGGGTCATCTGTGGCACCGACTAAGACTGCAACGTCAGCCTTAAACTTGCTCATACTGTCAAAAATTAACGGGCCGTATTCTTTGTTGGTGAATTTGACGTCGATAGACACGTCATCAAACCAAAGGTCTACACCTCCGTCCGTCATGACGTTAACCGTTGGCAAGTCAATATCGAGCAATCTGGCAACCGCGATTTCAGCCTTGTATCCCAATACGTTAGCCTCAACTCTGCTTTGCTTTTCGTTTTCCAAGCGAGGCTTGAAGCCCATCAGTTTTTCGCACAAAGCAACCGTGTCCGCGCCCATGCACTCAGCAGTTAAAAGGTCTTTTCTACTAAGCGTAAACTTCATCGCGTCACCCTTACGCCGTCAAAGGTCACATATTGCCCATACTTCTCAAGGCATGACTGCCTAAACCGCTCATTCTGCATGAAGTCGTGCGTTAGATCGTCGAGCTGTGTCCACTGCTTCATTAGCTTTTTACCGCTTCGCTCCTGCTCTGCTTTGACAAAAGGACTGCCGCCTTCTCTGTTCGCCTTACTTAGCCAGCCGTTTGCGAAACGAGGCATTCCCCTTACCGTCTTACGCTTATCTGCATTGCTTGCGCACCACGCCGCCATCTCATTTAACTCAGCAAAAATGTCCGCGTTCGGGTATGCGTGTTGCCATTGGACAACCTGCTCGTCTGTTGGTTGCCAGTCTGAGCCGTCTTTAGTTATCATAGTGGCCTTCCTGTATTCTTCTAAGCGCGTCACATTCGCTACACGCGTCGAATTCATCTTTGAAAAAGCAACGACCGCGCCTAATTGTAAATCGGCCACAATCGCATCGACATACCCATCTGCCGCGATGCTCTTTAGACATTCCAAGAACGACCAAACGCCCGCGCCGATAATGCGCTAGGTTCAAATGCTTACGTTGCTCGTATATTTTTTTTATGCTCTTTATGGACAGCGGGTTGCCCTCGTGGTCAGGCTCTTCTGCTATGTAGTCAAAAAACGACTTGTAATACGGTAAAGGCAAATCACTATCGAATCTTGCGCCGTTGCCTTTCTTAATTGACTTCGTTAATCGGTAGTTATCTTTGCTTTCAAACGTCACTATCGCCGCTAATTTATTAACCGGCTTTGCATGATACTCGTCCATTCCCTTCTCCTTTTTTTTTGACAATAGGGATCATTAGAGGCGGTTGTTGCCCTATACAAGTATCTAGCTAGTCCGTCATCCCTACAGTATCAGTGCAGATTCATTTACGGCTCTGCCAGACCGCGCCCTTACTACATGGCAACATAACCACTGTTCGTCCCCGCCTCTAAAGGTCGTAGGAATGATTTGGCTTTCGTGAGCGACTGCACCTGAGACAGCACTATTTAACTAGGCTCGACTAGGCACACGTAGACGTTAATAGTCGTAAGGAGTATTTCAGAGGTATACAGGGTACTAGAGAGTCCTGTACAATCTTATCCATCCTTTAGTGTGCAAACTTAGGATGCCACATGCGCTAACCCTTCCGCAAGTGGTCTGGCCCCGTTTCCTCAACGGGGCTTTTTTTTACCTCCCTAACTGCTCAAACTCATCAAGTGACAAGTTAAGTCTGTTGGCTAATCTGACAACAAGCGAAAACTTCATGTCGTCTTTGTGCCGCCATCGACAGACAGCAACATTGCCAACGCCAAACTCCTTTGCCAGTTCCTCATTGCTGACACCTGCTAACGCCTGTGCCTTTTTTAGCGCACGGCCTGTACTAGAATGGGATGTCACTGTCATCGTCAAAGCCTCCATTGTTTTGTTGTGCCTGCGGCTTCGACTCTTTGCTGTCTAGCATCTGCATCTGAGCGCCGACGATCTCTGTGGTGTAGCGATCCTGACCCGACTGGTCTTTCCACTTACGCGTCTGTATCTTGCCCTCGACGTACACCTTAGAACCCTTCGACAGCAACTCACCAGCGACCTCAGCCAAGCGGTTGAACATGACAACCTTGTGCCACTCTGTCCGCTCTTTCATTTCGCCTGTCTGCTTGTCCTTCCATGACTCGCTTGTTGCGACACTCAAGTTTGTGACTGCACCGCCCTTCGGCAGTACGCTTGTTTTAGGGTCATCGCCTAAGTTGCCGACGATGATTGCCTTGTTTACTCCACTAGCCATTGTTTCTCTCCTCCGATAATTTTGCTACTTGATCGCGTTCTTGCTGAGACAACCTCGCCCATAAGTAACGCTTTTCTTTCTTGTGGACTTCATCAAGCACCTCAAACAATCCACTATTGTCGTCATTGACTAAGCAATGACCTACTTGCGCACAGGCTTCATCAGCCCAATCATGCACTGCCTTCTCAAGCTCTTTTATGCGGGCTTTAAACGCAGTTTTTTCATTTTTTGGCGCAGAGTTATGGATGGCGATTTGCACATCCTCGTCTTGCTCCATGAAGTAGAGAATGGCTAGACGCTCATCGTAGTTGAGTAGCTCATTCATCACGGCCACAGCATTGGCATTATCAGTACCTTGCTGGTTAATAGCGTTTGCTACCTCATCAGCTGAAGCAATCTCACTACCCGCATACTTGTAGAAAGCGAGTGCGCGACCCACGGCAGAAGTCTCTGCATTTTCTAAAGCGCTGGTCTTGTTGATATTGCTGGCCCCTCTGACTTCCTCCGCAAAGCCTGTTGAAATCAACGTGTCATCAAGGAAAATTGAGGCTTTCATAACCACTACGTTCTCAGTAATAGACACAACCTCCGTGCTTATAGTTGCGTCTGGATGCTCTTTTCTGAACTCACCCACTCGCAAAGCCACAGTTTTATATTGCTTGCCACGAATTGGAACGATCCCAGTATCATCACTCATGATTGACCCCTCCCATTCTCATACTCGTAGCAGTCAGCATAGCCAGCGTTGTACGCCTCCGACTGCCCTTCCTTGTGCTGTATACCTTCCTCCCAATCAGTCCAGCCACGGATAAAGTCCTGCTCGGCAAGCTCTATGAAGTCAGCTAATCGCGCCTCCATCATGCTTTCTTGTATGTGAAACGCCACAGGCTTTCGAATTGTCAGGTCACGCAGTTGACCAACCAACGAATCAAGCTCGTCAATTACGTCTGCCTGTATGAGTTTTGGAGCAACAAATTCATTACTCGACATAAGTAAACCCCTCTATTAGTGAGCAGACTTGCTCTGCGTTGATGATGTTCCAGCCGTGGAACTTACAGGAATGCACACAGACACCGACCTCTTCGACCCATTCTGTGCGGCCTTCGTACTCAATCGGATAACGTCCGCCGACAGGGTGGTAGTAGTCGGCGATTGATTTACGGTCAACAAGCAGTGTGACTACCTGAGTCTCCTCGTCGTAGTCGTCAGCAACTGCGGTGCGCTCAATGCTCTCTAACTCATCGACGAACGCGTCCCAGTCATCCACTTGCTTGCTTATTTTTATAGCAATTTGCATTGGTTTTCTCCCTTCAATGTTCCACATAGAACACTGTTAGGATACACCATTTAGGATAAGTGTGTAGCTTTTTTTGTTATTTTTTTAGCTTAAAAGGTATTTATTTGGTGGCTCGTCTAACTGCTCGGCGTTCTGCTTCAGTGTATTTAGCGCGACCCTTGCCTTTCTTTGCGGCCTTGTTTTTAGCACGACTGCCTGCCGCTTTTTGACCAGACGACAATGACTTTCTGGCTTTCTTAGGCAGGTATCGACCCTGACCTTTTTCGCCTACGTAGTCCCATTCTTGATCCGTCCACTTGGTCAGCTTATTGCTTTTAGACTTTGCACCTTCATATTGACCGCCAAGGTCTTTGTAGTATTTGACTGCCAACTGTGCGGCACGGCCTGACCACTTGCCACCCATCTTACGCTTAGCTTGTGCCTTCGCTTTTTCCCATAACTTGGGGTTTTTTCGTTTCGCAGTAGCCACTATCCGTATGTCCACATCACTGGCGTAGTAGTGCGCATATCGACGTGTACAAAAGACTTGGCAACACCAACGCCACCAAAGCCCATGTTCAATGCTTCTCGCACGATCTTCATTCTCTGCTCGCCATTAGCCACAGCAATGTCTGCCGCAATGCCCTTCGTGTGTGTCCCGCCTTTGGTCTTATTACGCTCTGCCGTATGCTCAACCGATCTAAAGCCGCTTGTCACCGTAAAGCTAAACCCGCATCTTTCCCTAAGCTCATCTAGCATTGAAATAAATTCAGGCAACATATTGTTCTCGCCCGTCTCTCGACAGCGAAACTCTGACTCATGAAAATATTTGTAGCTCATTTTTCTCTCGATACGCCTTTAGTTTTTTCGTAGCTACGCATAGCGCCTAAGCCTAGCATCCCCATCAGAACAGGCATCATGGTTTCAAGGTCGATCAATGGAATCGTTACGTCTATCGCCAGCAGTGCAAGAACAAAATTAGTAAAGGGTATGATCATAAAGTTGCCAGTCATGCCTAGCACACAGCACCAACCTACAGCAGGACGCCATCCCGATACGAAAAGCGACTTGTGTGCGGCCTCTACTTTGTTGACCTCAAGTTGTGCTTTGGCAAGCTCTTGCGCATGCTTTTCAGCCATTGTGCTGATCTCATGTGCTAGCTTGGCTTTTTGATCTTTATCCTCAATGAACTTGTCGAGCAGTCCTGAAACAGGACCGATTAGTTGCTCTAGCATTAGCGCAGGTACTCCACGAATCCAATGACCACAGGCAAAATTCCGATCATAATTACAAGCTGACGATTAAGTGCCGCGTCTAACTTGTCAAACCGTTTGTTATGTTCGTCGAGTTGCCGCTGTATACTTTCGTAACGCAACAGGCACTCGCGCTCATGCGCCTCGAGTTTGATCAGTGCCTCGTTGATTTCCATGTCATCTTCCCAGTGGGTTTGCAAGTTCATCCATTGCATCCCACGCATCATCTATATCTCGTTGCAACCGCTTTATGCGTTCGTCAATGTTACTCAGTGCCTCTATTTTAGCATTGACTGTAATGACAGTCTCGCTGTTGCTTTTCTCTACTGCGGCTACCCTGTCACGTAGCGGTAACAGGTCGCGCTGTAACTCCATAATCTGTGACAGGCTAGTTGATAGCTCGCTCAACTTGCCCTGCAATTCACCGACGTTATTGTCGTCTAACTGCTGTTGCATGTTAGATATACTGACTTGATAGCCCTGTAACGTCTCAGATTGCGCTGTACGCAAGTCCTCAAATCTACCCTCTATGACTGCCGTGCCAGAAGTAGCGTCGCTCACAGCGGATTCTAGCGCCTCTAAGCGACTAAAGAATTCAGACGCTGTCCAGATACCGCCGCCAATCGTCGAGCTAAAGGTCAGCAGGATACCAATCCAGACGCCCTTTATCTGCGTTGAGCCTACGGTTAATTCCAAATCTTCAATCGCCATAATTTTCTTGAATACAAGCCTCGGGGTTAGGGTCGAACCAACAGCCCGACTCAGGCGAAGTGTAAAAGAAGGGTTGAGTTTCTCCTTCAATTAAAACTTCCTCGACGGTCACATAGTAGTCAGCGAGGTTTAGCCCTTGAATAGTAGAGCCACCGTCAAATGACACCCATACCGATTGCGTGGCCGCATCGAAAAACACACTCGCCGCCTCTTGATACGTTACTCTCAAGTCATAGGCCATGTCATTAGCCTGCTCTAACAGCGTTTCATCATTAGCCACTGCCATGTATGCCGCCGCTACCTGTGTGGCTTCGTGTACGGCTACCAGCGCGTCGTTGTATTGGTCTACCTCTTGGTCTTCTAGGGTAACGTCATTGGCCGCGATATATTCCTGTAGGGCCATTGCCTGTCTGTCGTCTTGTGCCTCTGCCGCATCCATCGCCATTTCGTTGACAGTCGCAACTTCTATTAGCACCTGTGCGGCCTCAACGTAGGTATCAATAGCCTGACTTACAACATCCATAGCGGTCGAGGCTTGGTCGTCAAAGTATTGCTGTGCGTTGGGGTCGTAGGTGTAGGTCTGATTTTGTACGGCTAATACAGCGGCGTTGTATGCGTCTTGTTTAGCTTTATCGAGTAGCCCTTGATCAACAGTACCGTCAGGGGTTAGCCATCCTTGGCTCGCATAGGAGTCTGCACCTGCAATTGCCTGTATGCCGTATTTGAAAGTGTTCCGAATATCTTGCGAAGCGTTTATGAGGTTATCTATCTCATTCGCCTGAGCTTGAGCGGAAACGCTCAGACAAACTGCTAGTAGGAACCTCTGCCTCATCTGTCTCCACCCCCATGCCCAATATTGCGTCGTAAAATTCCTTGTCTTGAAGGTAGTCAGGAATCAAAAGCTCTGGTCGCTGTTTGATTTCAAGCATTGCCCTTTTGCCGACAATTATCTTTCCGTATTTTACCACTGGACAAGGTGTCGCGGCCATGAGCATGGCTCGCCAAACATTGGGGTTCTGGCACATTAGCGACACGCCTGCTATTTTCATTCCCATTGATGAAAGTACGAGAGAGTCACGACGGCGATTACACTCGACGTCCTGAATGTACTTTCCCGATGACACACCGAAACCCACAAGCTGTACACCGCCACCAATTGATTGCAAACAAGACTCAGTACCGCTAGACATAAGAGACGGGCTGACAGCCGTATTTGCAGGCATACGCGAGCCAGCATTAGGGCCAGAGTTGTTAGTGGTGCGGTTTCCGTTATTTGAGTTGATTTGATTGGTGTTCAAATCGCCTTCGTTACGAATGCCCTCGTCACGCTCAACGCCATTTCCGTCCGTGGGTATCTCAGGTGGCGGGTCTACCTCGGGGACGGGATTGATTTGAGCGACAGCGTAAGTTGAAAGACTAAGCGTCAGCAGTAGGCTTGTCGTAATCCTCATCAGTGACGTCCCCACTTTCAAGGTCTTGTGCTAAGTCTTCAATAAACTTTGTGCGGCAAAATGACAGCTGTTCTAAGTTAAACTGAGAATTACCGATCTTCCGATCGAGATCATTAATGTGGTTCAAAAGCGCTCTTTGTCGATCTGTAAAATCTTCAACAATGTACTTTTTGTCGTTCACGGTGATTGGGGTCTTTTCATTTTTTCCCATCGTCGTTACTCCTAGTTGTAGTTAAAGTCTCACCAAGGCATACCATCAGCAGACACAGGATTCTTTTGTCCTTCGATGTTAGCCGTTAGTGCCGCTTCAGTAGCGTCCTTGTCTACCTCTGCGTGTACCCAGCCCATAACAACTTCTTCTGTCAAGCTGTCATAAGCAACAAAGTCATCAGCAGAGGCGTCAGGTGTAAAGCCTACAGTGCCGTATGAAGAAGCAGTGTGGGTAACAGCGTCGTCGCCAGTGCCAACAGTTTCAGATTCAGTAACACGCCAGTGGGCAACGGTTACACCGCCGTCTGCCACGTTACGCTCAAGGTTAGCTATAGTCCATGTAGCCATTAGTTTTCTCCTTAGCTAAATACTGCGTTGCAGATAGCCTGCACGTTTGATGGTTCAGATGACCAGTCGTCACCTGACTGAATTACATGACGGTGATACGACTGTGAAATTACAGCACCGTCTTCGAGTACCTTAGTAGTAGTCCGTACTTGAACAGAGGTTACGTCGTTGCCATCCTCGTCCTGAGTAGTGACTACTTCTACTTTGTCTGCTGTTACGCTTTTAGTTAATGCCATTGTCTTTCTCCTTTAGTCCAGCCACAGAGTCCACTGAGGCTATAGGGTTAAGTTTTATACGTTGCTTGGAACATAAACAAAGCACTTGCTCCTGACTGAAGTTCTGTATGTTGCCACGATGCAGTTGTTCCTTTTGTTAACCTAAGTCTTGTTCCAATTGGCCTAAAGAATACAGAGTCGCCGACAACACTGTTATAGCCTGCAGTCCCGCCTCCGTTATCTACTGTTGAAGCGTTAAAAGGAAGTCCGCCCATTTCTATTGCGCCCACAATATTATGCGAGCTAAGGTCAGCAGAAATCTGACCGTATACATGAACTACATTGCCTACTTTCGTGTAGTTGGCAGAAGTTACTGTAACCGTTGCTGAACCAGAAGTCGTACCAATAAGCGTAGGAGTAAACGT